GACGCTCTTCCGATCTTTTCCTGATATCTCTGAGAACGGTCATGACTCGATTCAAAACTTCTGTGAATCGGCTGTGATCGTTGGATTGGGGATTGAGGAGCCTCGGCTGGTTACGCCCACTGGGGCGTTTGGTTCCTACTCGGCTTTGGTGGGGGAGTGGAGCGAACGGCATCTTGGCCGCACTCTTTTCCCGTGGCAATTACGGGCATTGTCAGGAGCCCTGGAACATGATGAGGATGGGAACTTCATATCCAGTACGGCTTTGATAAGTACAGGCCGCCAGAATGGTAAGACAACAATGCTTTCCGCGCTTGTTGGGTTTTGTTTGACCGAGCTACCGCGCATCTGGGGTAGGCCTGTGCGTATCATGTCAACCGCTCATGAGCTCGGGCTGGCTACTGAAGTCTTTGAGGATTTGCGCGAAGTGTTTGAGCTACTGGAAGAGTCTGATCTGGCAAAGGTCACCTGGGCGTACGGCAGGCACCAGGTCAAAATGGTTGATGGCTCGGTTTACAAAGTCAATAGCGCCACTGGCAAGAAGCATGGTGGGACATGGGACATACTTATCGTGGATGAGCTTTGGGCAATTAGTGAGGCAACCTACTTCGGTGCCCTAAAACCTTCACAGATTGCTGTGCCATCACCGCTGGCATTTCTGGTCTCCACAGCTGGTGATGAATCATCTCGAGCGTTCCTGAAGCTAAGGGAGCAAGCGCTGGGTGTCATTGATTCCGGCATTCGCTCTGATCTGTTCATGGCCGAATGGAGCCTCCCCACTGGCGTGTCACCAGATGACCCTCAGTATTGGGGCTACGCGAACCCCAGCCTTGGTAGGACTATCACCATGAAGGGGCTTGAGAGTGCAGCTGCCGCCCCTGATCGTTCCCAGTACCTAAGAGCCCACTGCAATTTATGGGTTGCCGCAGCCAACAGCTGGATAAACCCTGGCGAATGGGCCAAGCGCCTTACCACAAATCTTGCCATAGAAGGTGGCAATTCTGTATTGGCTGTGGATAGTTCTGTGGATGACTCAAAGTATGTGGGGATTCATTGCGGCCTCAACAGTGACGGTGACATTGTGGCCAGCGTTGCTTTCACCTGCGAAACGAACCGCCAGATGTGGCGATATATCGAGCGCCTTATGGAAGACAACCCGAAGCTTAGGCTTGCCATCACCCCGACACTTGACCTGCACACCCCAGAGCCACTGATTCGCCGCCGCTCTCTTTGGGGCTATGCAGAAATGATTAAGTACACGGGGCTAGTCAAATCGATGATTACTGAAGGCAGGCTCCTGCACACTGGTGAAGAGATGCTGGCTGAACATGTCAACCGCGCAACCCTTGTCAAAGCCAATGGTGCAGTCGTGCTCAGCTCGCAAAAGTCTCCAGGGCCGATTGAGTGCGCCAGGTGTCTTGTGGCAGCTGCATCTCTGGTGTCTCGCCCAGGTCAATCTGGCAAAGCAATGATGGGCTCAGCGAGGTAGTTGCAAATGCAACTAGTTTGTGCGAGACTCCGCGCGTGGGATTCTTCACTCCAAAAGTTACGACTGCACAGATATCCTCTGCACCAATGAAGGCTGCCGCTGGCGCTGGCGCTGCACAGATCAATGACTTCCTGGCATACTCCACTGGAGCTGCCGAACAGCGAGCCCTGCAAAACCCCACAGTCTCACGCTCTAAAGACCTGCTTGCCTCCATGATTGGCTGCCTTGAATTCCGGCACTACTCGAAACAGTGGACAGGCGAACGCTACGAAGAAATCTATCTACCGCTTGAACCATGGATGGAGCAGCCAGACCCGAAGGTGACGCGCAACTTCTTTTACTCAAATATCTTCAGTGATCTCTTCTTCCATGGCCGCGCTTTCGCCTTCGTCACCTCACGCTATTCCACAGGCCTGCCAGCAAGCTTTACTTGGTTACCAGCCGCGATGGTGACCACGCCCAACCAGACAGGCCCCCAGTGGTTCGGCCCATCGGATGTAGTGCAGTTCAACGGTGTGGAAATCGGCGACAGCAACGATGTGATTCAGTTCCTCTCTCCCATTCAAGGCTTGCTCTACCAAGGCGCTCGAGCGCTATCTATTGCAACTCACCTTGATCAGGCAGCAGATCGATACGCCACACTTGAAACAGTGCCTGGTTACCTTCAACAGAAGGGCGGCGAAACCATGGATTCAGACCAGCTCAGTGAACTTGCTGCATCATGGTCCGCTATGCGCAGACAAAACGCAATAGGAGCCCTGAACGATTATGTTGAGTTCAAGGAATTCTCGGTTTCACCTGCCGAAGTTGTTGGCGAGCAGCGCAAGTACCAGTCACTTGAAATCGCCAGAGTGAGCAACATTCCTGCATACCTTGTATCGGCACCCCAAGAAGGTTCTGGTCTCACATATACAAATGTGCAAGACAGCAACCGTCAGCTCTATCTCTACGGAGCCAAGCCATTCATTGAGTGCATCCAGCAGACAATGAGTGCCTCAAATGTTCTGCCAAGAAATCGATTCGTTGAATTTGATGTCGAAGGCTATCTAGCCGAAGAGATGTACCAAGACATCATGGTTGAACCAGTAGTAGAAGTACCAGTAGAAAGCCCATCATGATTCATTTTGTAAATGTCCCCATCACCCTCGATGCTGCCGCAAGCGAGGAAGCCCCCAAGACAATCACCGGCATTGCAGTGCCCTGGTTCCCAGTTTCTGCGCAAGTAATGGATGGCACCAAGGTGTCTTTCCAGCGTGGAGCTTTTGATCTCAACATGAAAGCCCCCAAGCTTCTAGAAAATCACGACATGTCAGCCTTGCGCGGTGTCGTGTCATCCCTTGCAGACATGCCCGAAGGTTTAGGATTCACGGCCACCTTCGCAAAAACGGGCGCAGCCGCTGACGCAATCGAACTCGTAAAAGCAGGCGCGTACGACTCGGTTAGCGTTGGCGCTGTCCCCACCAAGTTCAAGTACGACAAGAACGGCGTAATGGTCGTATCTAAAGCTGATCTAGTCGAGATTAGCCTTGTTGCACAACCAGCATTTAAGGATGCTGTCATCACAGAAATCGCTGCATCGGAACCTGAAGATGCAACCGAACCCACCCCAACAGATTCCGAGGAGGAACCAGAAGTGGCAACACAAGAAAACCCAGTGGTTGAGGTCGAGGCTTCAATCATCCCAACAACCCCTATCTATGCAACCGCAAAGCGCGAGTTCATCATGCCAACTGCTGCCGAATACATCTCAGCTGCATTTGTCGGTGGAGACAAGTGGCGCGAAATGCATGAGCAACTAAAAGCGGCAGCGCCCAATGTGGTCACAAGTGACATTCCAGGGGCCCTTCCAATTCCGCTGGTTCAGCCTGTCTACAATAATTTCATAGGTCGTAGGCCTGTGATTGATGCCGTGGGCGCAAAAGCAATGCCACAAGGTGGCAAGGTGTTCATCCGCCCAGAGGTGACCACACACACCAGCATTGGCAACCAGGCAACTGAAAACACTGCACTTACACAAGGCACTTTTGTGGTTACTGACAACCAAGTAACCAAGGGTACATACGGCGGATACGTCACTCTGTCAGAGCAATCAATCGACTGGTCACAGCCAGAAATCATTGGTTTGGTTCTTGATGACATGGCTCGAATTTATGCAAACGAAACGGACAATGTGGCCGCAGACAACCTAGCTACTGGTGCATCAGTCACTCGTAACTTTGCTAGCGCATCAGGTGCTGACCCTTCATATTGGGTTGAGTGGATCTATGGTGCAGCATCAACAATCTTGTCCTCGAGCAATGGCAACTTGCCAACGCATCTTTTCCTTGCACCCAATGTTTGGGCGAGCCTTTCATCACTCAGTGACACGGCAGACCGCCCACTGTTCCCGAATGTCGGGCCAATGAACTCATTCGGCGCATCAAACGCAAACTCAACAGACATGATGGCCTTCGGGTTGCGTGTAGTGGTTGATCGCAACTTTGCGGCCTCGACAGTAATCGTGGGAGACCCAACTGGATATGAAATCTTCGAACAGCAGAAGGGTGCCCTCAGCATTGATGTCCCATCAACAATGAGCCGCACAATCGCATTCCGCGGTTACCTTGCCACGCTGATGATTGACCCAACCAAGTTCGTCAAGGCTGCATTCGTCTGATAAAGACGATCTAGAAAGACTGCAACACCATGGCCACTTTTAACCTTGCATTTCATACGCGGTTAGAGAACTATGCCGTGTTGCAGACTTTCGTTGACACAGACATCCAACCTCAAGATTCGGTGGTGGTGGCAGGAGCTAGTCATAGCTTCAGTGGCACTCAGACTGTCATCTCCACCGAGCCTTATGAGTTCATAGGCGTATCTGAAGAAGGTGACCTTCTCTTTGATTACTCAGTGATTATCGAAAATCAGTTCATCTATGCAAATGCCGGCACTGACTTCCCCAGGGATGTCGCTACTGGCACAGTCACTTTCAGCCCCAGCCCAAGTTGGATTACATCAGCCGATGTGACCAGCTGGCTTGGCATTGAGGTTGCTACCGCCAATGACACCGCATTCATAGCTGTATGCGTTTCTGCGGCCAACAGTTGGGCATTTAGGAAGCGTAGGGAGGCAGGCTATACAGACAGCCTCTCAAGCGCTCCTGACGGTGCATCGAAATTGGGAACAGTAATGTATGCCGCAATGCAGTACCGCTCTCGTGGCGCTGTGGATGGATACGCCTCATTCGATTCAATGGGCATGGGCTCCCCAACCATGTCACTTGGCCAGATCATGCAGCTCCTGGGCTGTGGCAGACCTCAGGTTGCGTAATGGCTGCAACTGGCATTCTCTACGAAGCAGTAAACGCAACCAAGACTGCACTCACAGCTCTAGGTCTCAAGCCTGTCACTGACCCGCGCAACGCTCGCCCTCTATCAGTAATGATTGAGCTGCCCACGCTTGATGTGTTCACTTACAATGTCGGAGACATCAGGCTTGTGATTCGTGTCTTAGCTGGGCCTCCTGGAAACCAAGATTCTGGGGACTACTTAATCTCAACAGTGGACACAATCATGAACTCATCAATCGCCATAGTGGATGGAAGGCCATCTCTCGCTTCATACGGCGAACAGATGCTTCCCTGCTATGACATGACCGTTGCCGTAGCAGTACGGCGCAACTAAGAAAAAGGAGCCACCAATGGCAACAACAACATTCCTATCCAACGCAACTATCAGCATTACTCAAGGTGCCACAACCACCGACATGAGCGACCAGGCCAACCAAGTTTCGCTTACTATTGGCCAGGACAGCCTCGAATCAACCGCCTTCGGAGATTCTGGCCACCGCTTCGTTGGGGGCCTTCAATCGGTGGAGGCCAGCATCACTTTTTTCCTGAGCTATGGCTCAACCGAAGTTGAAGCAATCCTTGCATCATGCGTAGGTACTGGTTCAACAGTGCTGACCATCTCACCATCTGGTGCAACCGAATCAGCTACGAACCCTGAGTATGTGATCACAAACTGCATGCTGGCATCCTTCACGCCAATCAACTCCACAGTGGGCGAGCTCGCTACCGTAGAAGCCACCTTTACTGGCGGCACTTGGGTACGCGACATCACCGCACCATAAACAAGAAACCACATCATGCAACTCACGCTCAAAGTCACAACAGACCAAACCACATACGAAGTCAAAACAAACCTCTATGTCATCATTGCCTGGGAACGAAAGTTCAAACAAAAAGCTTCCAACCTTGCCTCTGGCGTAGGTCTCGAAGACTTGGCATTCATGGCATTTGAGGCTTGCAAAGTCAACGGCATTTCAGTGCCGGCAGTCTTTGATGACTATGTGAAGCGCCTTGTCAATATTGAAGTGGTAACGGATGAACCCACAAACCCCACCAGCGAGGCACCTACTCACGATCTCTAGCAGAACTGCTGGTTGAGACTGGGTGGTGGCCTCCACAAATACCCTTCGAAATGCAAGACATGAACACAGTGATTGATGTGATAAATAAATCGAGGCGCAAATGACAGCCACGGCATCCGTTGAGATTGTGGGCGCTAAAGAAGCCATTAAAGCATTGGGCAAGATTGACAAAGACCTGCGCAAACAGTTCAACGCTGACGCTAAACAAGTAGCCCAGCCACTCATTACTCTTGCTGCATCTCGATACCCAGATGCCCCACTGTCTGGAATGAATCGCAACTGGACACAGGGCAACAAGAAACTCTTTCCCTATACCAAAGCCAAAGCTGTCAAGGGTCTAAAGGTCAAGTTCTCTACTCGCCGCAATGATGCCAATGTCATCTATGTCACCCAGTCAGACCCTGGTGCAATAGTGCTCGAAGTTGCTGGGCGCGGCAGGTCAACCTTGCTTTCTGAGAATCTGTCGGCTCGCACTAATCGCATTCTTTGGCCAGCCGCTGAGCAATCATTGCCTGCCATCACGGCTGAGTTAAAAGCGCTAGTGTTGCGCGTAATTGCTACCGTAAATCAAGGGATGAGATAATGGCTGTAAACATTCCAATCATCAGCGAATTTGATGGCACTGGCATTCAGAAAGCCATTACTCAATTCAAGCAGCTCGAGACAAACGGCCAGAAGGCACAGTTCGCAATCAAGAAGGCAGCAGTGCCGGCAGGTCTTGCAATAGCAGGTTTGGCTGTCGCTTTAGGTGATGCCGCCAAAGGCGCTATGGAAGACGCAGCTGCCCAGGTAGTTCTGGCTGGCAACTTGCGTAACTCTGCCCATGCCACTGATGCTCAAATCAAAGCTACTGAAGCGGCGATCACCAAAATGTCAATGGCAACGGGCGTGGCTGATGATGAGTTAAGACCTGCGTATTCAAAATTAGTCTTAGCTACCAAAGATGTTGACCGTTCAACCAGGTTGTTAGGCATTGCCCAAGACATAGCCGCGGCCACGGGCAAACCGCTTGAAAGTGTGACCCAGGCTTTAGCAAAGGCTGAGATGGGGCAGTATGCAGCTTTGAAGAAGCTAGGCATCCCAATGTCTGAGGGCATTCAGGCTTCGATTGATTTGCAAAAGGAACAGAAGAAGCTTGCCAAAGATGAGGCCGCTCTTGCCTTGGTTAAGTATCAAATCGCTGAGGGCATGTTGTCTGGCGAGGAAGCCACCAAGAAACTGACAGCCGCGCAAGAGAAGTTTGCATCCCAATCAGCTATCACTAACAATCTTATGGCTACGACAGGCGACTACGCAGACGATGTAGCCAAGAGCTTTGGAGGTGCCGCCTCAGACGCTGCCAACACCGCTGAAGGGCAATTCAAACGCCTTGGCGTAGCATTAGCTGAGACTAAGGAATCTATCGGCGCTGCACTGCTGCCAGCTATCGAAGCTGTCCTGCCTTTTCTTCAAACTATGGCTCAATGGGCACAACAGAACAGCACAGTGTTCCTAGTCGTGGCTGGGGTTATTGGAGGAATCGCAGCCGCGATAGTAGTGACCAACGCAGCTATGACAGCCTGGGCTGCCGCCACAAAAGCCTTCACTGTCATCCAAGGAATCTTTAACGCGGTTATGGCCGCTAACCCAGTAGTCCTCTTTGCTATTGCGATAGCTGCCCTAATCGTAGGTTTAGTGCTCGCCTACAAGAAGTTTGATGCAGTACGCGACATTGTTGATGCAGTGTTCGGTGCCATCAAGTCTGGCATCAAGGGCGGAATGGATGCCATCACGACATACCTAGGCTTCGTCATGGGTGTGTATAAAGCAATCTTTAATGGCATTGCTACCTTGTGGAACAACACAATCGGCAAGCTCAGCTTCTCTGTGCCCTCCTGGGTGCCAGGTCTTGGAGGCAAGGGATTTGATGTGCCCAACATTCCTATGCTGGCAAACGGAGGCATCGTGAGCTCTCCCACTTTGGCTCTTATCGGGGAGCGCGGCCCAGAGGCTGTAATTCCTCTTGACCGAATGAACAGCATGGGCGGTGGCATGAACATCACAGTTCAGGCTGGTCTTGTGAGCACACCAGATCAGATGGGGCAGTTAATCATTGAGAGCATTCAGCGAGCCCAAAGGCGCAGTGGTCAGGTGTTTGCAGCTGCATGAGTACACCAACTATGCAGGTCATGGTGGGCTTCCAAAGCACCACAGGCTTCGGTACTCCATTCCTCCTGAATGATGCCTTCTACGGGGTGCTGGACACCGCTGGCAGGGGAACGCTGGGTGGTATCACAATGGTTGACCTCACCAGCATCGTTGAATCCGTCAACATCACTCGTGGGCGCTCACGACAGCTAGACCAGTTCAATGCCGGCACTGCCACAATCGCGTTTGATAACTCCAGTCAAATCCTGAACCCCAGCAATACCTCTAGCCCCTACTATCCATTTGTATTGCCTCGCTGTCCTGTGCAGGTGCTCGCCAACGGTGTGCCTATCTACACGGGTCTGGTCACCGACTGGAACCTTGATTACGACATCAGCAACGAAGACATGATGTATGCCTCATGCTCTGATCAGTTCACGGTGCTCGCCAACCAAGCCCTCAATGCTGTAACGCCATCTGCTGAGGCCTCAGGCACGCGAATCAACACGGTGCTCAGTTACTCAGAGATTAACTACCAGGGAGCTCGAGCCATAGATACTGGGTCATCCACGCTGGGCGCGTACGCCATCAGCCAAGACACCAACTGCCTTAACTATCTGCAACAGATCAACACCAGCGAGCAGGGTTACCTCTTCATGAGCGCCAATGGAACCCTCACTTTCAAGGGTAGGTCAAGTGTTCTCAACCCAGTAGCTGGCGCTACCTTCAACACTGACGGCACAGGTTTGCGCTACCAGACTTTGATCAATCAGTATGGCGATGAACTTCTTTACAATTACATAGTGACGCAAAGCCCTGCTGGAAGCAAACAAACCACCAGCAACGCTAACAGTATTGCCCTTTATCAGGCACAGCAATACGCCCTTCTTGATTTGCTCAACAGCACCACTACCGAAGTAGCTGGTTTGGGTAATTACTTGCTAGGCAAATATCAGAACCCAGTGCTCAGATTCACAGGCCTGTCAACCCAAATGGCTGCGCTATCCACGACTGATCAAAACATTGTACTTAATCTCGACTTGACCAGCATCTGCACAGTCGTGAAGAACTTTGTGGCTGGCACGCCAGCGACCGAAACACAAACATTGATTGTCTCGGGAGTGAGCCATAACATCACACCTGGTTCACATATCACCTCATTTACATTTGAAAGCACAGATGGAAATCAGTACTTAACTCTTGACAATGCAATATTCGGAACGCTCGACAACAACCTTCTCAGTTTCTAAAGGAGACAAATATGGCAAGTAACACAACATTCACATCAGGGGCAATCCTGACAGCTGCACAGATGAACAACCTTCCGTGGGGCATCGTGCGAGCAACCGCTGGCGGAACATCCAGTAGCGGATACGTTCTCAACACGACAACGGCAGTAGCAATCACCGCAGCTGGTGGTGATGTGACAGGCATGACTGTTTCATGGACTGCCTTGTCAACGCGCATTTATAAAATTACATTGACGTTGAATGACGTCTATACAGGCGCTGGCTTCAATCCTTTACTCATTGAAATAACAGATGCTGCAAATACAGTCAAATACCAGGCTCGTCGCCTTTTCCCTGCTGGCGATACCGACTCCATAACTCTTTCTTACATTGAGACGGGTATTTCAGGAACCATCTTGCGCAAAGTCCGCGCATACGGAATCAGCAACGCTGGAACCTTCAACACCAACGGCGGTTCAGCCCTTTCTACTTATGTCATTGAAGACATTGGAGCGACATGATGCGTAAAAGCCTAATTTTATTGGTCTTTTTGACATCGCTTACCGCTTGCGCAGACCGTGAACGCCTCAATTGCCGACCTACAAAGAACAAAGCGTTGCGCGGAGTTACTGAACAGGTTGTGCCCACTACCGCAACACCGCAGTACGGCACAGGAGGAAAGTGCACATGAAAATGAGACCAAGACACAGCAACGAAGAAATCAAAGCCAGGCTAATCCTGATCGTTGGCTTAGCAATCTCAGTGGCATTTGTAGGCACAGTGTTCTCACTGCTCTTTGGCTTGTTATTTGTGACCCAACCTCTCGAGGTGTCACCCAATGACAACGAAGCCTGGGCTGTATTATCACCGCTGACCCTCACAATGTCCGGGGTTCTTGCAGGCCTTCTAGCGTCAAATGGTTTGAAGAATTCCACCAAGGACAAGACAGATGAGTAAGTACACAGGCACCAGCGATGGTGTGGCAACAGCTAAACGACCAGGCACAGAACGCTTCGTCGTTCTCTGCAACAAGCGCTGGGGATTTAAGAACCTAGGAACTTGGGTGGTTAGAGATATCGCAGGGAAGCCTGGTGTCATGAGCGTTCATAGCACCGCAAGGGCACTTGACACTTCCTACGGCATAAACAAGGCGGCAGGCAAAGAGGCCATTCTTTGGTTTGTGCAACATGCAGCTGCGCTTGGCCTTGAGGAAGTTCATGACTATTCAGGGATCACCAAGAAAGGCTGTGAGACTTGGGGGCGCGGTTGGCGTATCGGCAGAGGCTGGAAGGACTGGTCAGCCGAAGACAACGGTGGCTCACAAAAGGCAACATGGATACATTGCGAACTTGCACCGAAGTATGCTGACATGTCGCCTGGAGACTATGAAGCCGTATGGCGTAGTGTCCCCAAGCCGTAAGAACTCCCAGCTCGTTTGAGCGTGGCTGGGGCTAGGTGGTGGGTATCTTTGTTTCCATTGGGATATCCACCACTGACTTCGCCGTTTGTGTATAGTGACATCTAGCCACTCAAATGGCTCCAACCACAAAGGAAACACAACATGCCCAAGATCATCTTCGATATGCCGTTCGACATGCCACTCTTCAGGTCTTCAGACCCTGACACCTCACGCCAGATAAAACCAATCAGCATTAACAGCCACCGTGGCATCCTTCTTGCTATTTACGCTGGAAACATCAGCGGTCTCACAGACGAAGAGGCAGCCTCCATAGCCGCTTCTCGAGGTCACACCATAAACGGCTACTGGAAGCGCTGTGCAGATTTACGCAACCAAGGTCTCATCCAGGACTTAGGCATCAGACGCGAGCTCTCAACGGGCTCTCAGGGCATGGTATGTGCCATAACGCGCTTTGGTCTTGACATCGCTACGGGCTGTTATGACTGACACTCAGTTCATATACAGTTTCATCATGGGATGGGTCAGTTGCTGGCTTTTCCTCAAAATGATGGCCAACCGACCATGAGCCAAGAACCTGCCCATTGGGGCTATACCGTTCTACGCTCTAAAGACAAACTATTCATGGTTCAAATCTTTACAGATTTATCCACAGGCCTGATTGAATACTCCCAAGTGTGCCAGCGTGCACAGTCTTGGCATTCATGGGGGCCGCCAACAGAACTGGACAAGTGCTGAAACTCATCATGGCTCTCACGCTCATCTTCTCTTTATCCACACCAACTCACGCAAGTGCAGCTGCACAATCCTGTCCCAAATGGGAGCCACTACTGGCCAAGCATTTCCCTGCCAAAGTCGTGCCGGAATTGTCACGAATCGCCTACCGCGAGAGCCGCTGCAATCCATCAAGCCTTTCACCAGTGCGCAAATCCACAGGCCGCCCAGATGTTGGGCTTCTTCAAATTCAAGGTTCATGGGCTACTGTGACACGCGCTGTCTGTAAGAAACCAGATGTGATCAAAGCACTGCTAGACCCCCAATGCAATGTCAAGGTTGCTCGATACCTCTACGACAATGGCGGCCTTCGTCATTGGCGTGCCACCTCAGGAAAATAACAAAGGAAACAAATGGAAACATCAACAGGCGAACTCATCGCCAAACTAACTAACCTCAGCCATAATCTGGCGCTCGAGTTACGCTTCAAAGAATCAAGCCTGGTGCTCGAAGCTGTGGGCGCGCTTTATACGCTGCCGAACATCGCTGAGACCATCAGACACCAATGGCACCCATCAATGAATAACAGTGGGCCATCTAAGGGCTTGTCATACATGTCGAGTGTTGAGATGGTGGATGCTGATGAGTGAGTACACCCACAACGATGATGTGGCAGAAATGCTTTATTCCAAAGACCGCGAGATTGCAGAACTCAAAGAGATTCTTACCCATCTGAGTGCGGAGATTCGGCGATTGGAGACTTACTGCAATGGCATTTGACCTTTCCGATTATGAGCCAGTAGCCAGCAGACTTGACCGCTTCCTAAAGGCACACCCTGATGCACGCATCATCACTGATCTAGTGCATTACCTGTCTGATGTTTGTGTATTCAAATGTGAGCTGTGGCTGGATGATGAAATCATTGCTACTGGCTGGGCAGAAGAAGTCCGTGGCCAAGGCAATGTGAATAAAACCAGTCACCTTGAGAACTGCGAAACAGGTGCGGTTGGTCGAGCCTTAGCTAACGCTGGGCTTAGCGGCTCAGACTTTGCCAAGCGCCCAAGTAGAGAAGAGATGGGCAAAGTTCAACGGATGCAGGGCGACACTCAGATTACTGAGAACAGCAACCTTGCCTCTGACAAGCAACAGAACATGATTAGGGCCGTATGCAAGAGCATGGGCAAGGTACCGCCGGCAAACCTTCAGAGCTTTAGCAAGCGCGAGGCCAGTGCCTACATTGACAGCCTGAAGGCAGGCGAGCAACCAGCTCCTACCTACGACACGGCTGAGGAACCCTTCTGATGGTTGACCTTCTCACAATGCTGATTATGTGCACCGCTCTATTCATGTGCGGATTCCTTCTAGGCAAACACAAATGATTCCGATATCAGAAGCCTCATTCCTAACCCAAGTCAAAGCACTGGCATACCAATATGGCTGGCTAGTGCATCATCAGGCACCTATGCGCACACCAAGGGGCAACATCATCACTGGAGGCTCACCTGGCTACCCAGACCTGTGCATGGCTCATGAGCAGAAGGGCTTGATTTATGCCGAACTCAAAACAGAGAAAGGCAAAGCGTCAGAAGCGCAGCTGCATTGGCTTCGCACATTGCACCCACATGCAGAGTGCTACCTATGGCGACCCAGCGACCTTGGCTTCATTGCAGAAAGACTGGCAACAGCATGAGCATGAGCATCCAACCGCATCTGTTCCCTATGCCACAGACAGACAACACATCTGATGACTACTGGACACCAACATGGCTGTTCGAGGCGCTAGGCGTAGAGTTTGACCTTGATGTGGCATGCCCACCTGGAGGCCCACCGCATACACCAGCTAAGGCGTACTACACCCAAGAGACTGATGGCCTCACCAGCGAATGGTTTGGCAATGTCTGGATGAACCCACCGTTCACCAATATCCCACCTTGGAACCAACGCTTTATGGCACACAAACACGGCATCTGTTTAGTGCCCACATCTAAGTCTCGAGCCTTCTGCTCACTTTGGGATGACTGTGACGCAATCATGAGATTGCCGTACAACATGAAGTTTGATCAGGGCGGTATCTATATGCCCACCATTCTTGCCGCATACGGTGAAGAAAATGTTGAGGCCCTGCACCGCTCGAAGATAGGGCGCGTCAGATGATGCTCCTGGCTTGGTACGCAATGCTAGTCTCCATCGGCATTGCCATCCTTCAAGGCATACGGAAGAACTAAACAACTGGTACTGAGTGTGTCTCGCTCGGCTAAGTCGGGAATTGAGAAGCCCAGCCAGTAACTACTCACAACTGAATACGGCCATGGCCTCGTACGGGATTGCACTGTGCAGGCATTAACACCTGGGGACAGGGGTAGAGCAGTGCGCCCCATTACCTGTGATCACTTACCTGAATGGTCGTGGGGGTCAGACATTGTGCAGCGTTCCCTAACGACATAAGAAGGCGATGGTGTCCGTCCTTACAATTCCGGCAGCCTCAGCTACTCGCTGGAACTGTGGGGGGCACAAACACCCGAGACCCTCACGCACTGAGAGCAACCGAGCCTGCGAGGGCGCTAGTAACATCACCAACACACACCAAAGGAAAACCACCATGACTAAACGCAACAGCCCCGAATTCATGCGCAACCGCCGCATAGTCCTAGAGAACGAACCGATATGCCACTGGTGCAGGAAAGCACCGAGCACAGAAGCAGACCATCTCATAGAGGTAGATAGAGGGGGCACAGATGACCTCGAGAACTTATGTGGCAGCTGCAAAAAGTGCAACGCAACACGCGGAAACCATTACCTCAACGCAAAACGAACCCAACAACAACACGCAAGAGCAGAACACCTCGGATTAGAAAAAAAACCCCAAAAAGCAAAAAACGACCAAAAACCACAAACTTTTTTTAATTATGAAAAAAAAATGAC